CCCCGCGCTCGCCGGTGCGCCGCCACTCTCGGATATCCCGCTCGCAGCAGATCAGGAGGCCCGTGTCATCGTGCGCGAGGGGCAGGATCAGGTACGAGGCCCCGCCGTCGGCCGCGGGCCAGCGGACGGGGACGCTCGGCACAACGGGGAGCCCAGCTGGGATGAGCGGCTGAACATCCGCCGTTTGCGTTGTCGCGTCATAGCTCTCCACGCGCCCGGGGATCGCGGTATGGATCTCCGCCGCCCTGGCGTCCAGGATCTCGCGCATCACCTCGGCGAGCGAGGGACGATCCATCAGCGCGCCTCCAGCACGAGTTGAGCATACCACTCCGCTCCGGCCGTGTCGCCGACGTAGCGCACGCGGCGGACCTGGTACGACCCGCTCAGGTCCCGAGCCTCGAGCACGACGGGGCGCCCGGGGTAGAGCCCCGGGATCAGGAGCGCGGTCGCCGCCACGGTCCCATCCTGCGCGTCGGGCTCCGGGCTCCCTATGAGGCCCGTCGTCGGAGTGAGCCGGATCGCGGTCGCCGCAAGGGCGCGACCTGCCTGACGGAGCTGTAGCGCCCCGTCCTGGATCGACCACGTGAGCCCGCATGAGCGGATCAGGCGATCGAGTTCCCGGTGGGCCTGCCCGTAGAGGGTGGTCCCCGCCGCAAACGTCAGGATCTCACCGCCGAGCCCGAGCGACCCGAGCTCCATCAGGTTGCCTTCGCCGACCGCCATGGCCGAAAGGCAATGCCGGATCGCGGCGAGCACCGAGCCACCGGCCCCGCACGAGAGCGAGACCGTCGCCGTCCGGTAGGCCGTGCCCGCGTCCTCGGCCTCGATCGTCGTGATCACGTCCACGAGATCCCGTTGCACACTCAGACTGTTCCGGCGTTTCCGCCCAGCCGGTCGTCGCGCGGGAGCCGCCGCCGAGCTTGCGACCCGGACGTCGCCGGAGAAGAGGGTGGCGATCCGACCCGATTCGACAGTGTGCGGCCCCGTCCAGTCGTATCCTGCCGCGAGGACGACCGTCAGCGGCGAGGACTCGGTGATCCGACCGCGGGTCTCGGGCGAGAGGTTCCAGATCCGGATCTGCGCGCTGTTCGGCTCACGGCTCGCGTCCTTCTCGATGTCGAAGGCGATGTCCAGCGAGTCCGTTGCCGGGCCGTCGCCCGCGCCCTCGCCGTGGATGCGGATCGGGCCAATGCGGAGATCCCACGCGCGACGGTAGAGATCAGGCACACTCCGACTCCTCCAGATACACGATCAGGCACCGCGGAGGCTTCGGCCCAGTCCAGCCGAGATCCCGGAGCCCCGGATCCGCCGCATCCGGGCCGGTGTCCATGCACAGTAGCATCCCGGGAGGCGCGAGCTGGTCCACCGCACCCGCGAGGAGGTTTACTCCGGCGCAGACCTTCCGGCCTGCCAGGAGGCCGAGCCCGGCCGCCGTGGCGACGTCGATATGCCATCGGCCTTGGCGCTCGGACCACGAGAGCGTGAGTGTGTACCGCGCGCCGTCGAGCAGCACCGACAACGTGATCCACGACTGGTCACGGGGGATCCGGAGGATCTTCATGATCCACCCCCGATGATCCCGAGCACCGCGTCCGAGACCTGTGTCCAGTCCGCGTTCGAGAGCGAATCCGTGGCACGCTGGACCTGCCCATCGAGGTCCCCTTCCTCGCCCTCGCCGTCCGCCGATGCCGGGCGACGCGCACGCTCCACGCGGGGGCTCGGGGCCGTAACCGTCTCGACCGACGCCCGGCGGATCTCGCGGAAGCGGAGCTGCCAGCGACCCGCCTCGCCACCGGCCAGAGCATCGCGCGACTCGCTCGCGGAGAGGAGGAGATAGCCGACCCACTCGCCGGTATCGGTCTCGACCGTGAGCTCGCGCCCCTCGGCCACGAGCCGGGCGAGCGTCTCGCGCACCGTCTCGACGCGGTGGTCGTCTTCGGCGAGCACCTCATCGACCGGACGCGAGGACACGATCACGCCGAGGGTGAACTCGTGGAGCCCTGGCCGGACGTGGTCCGTCACCGCCGCGAGATCCTCGATAGGGTGCTCCGTCGCCTCGGCCGTGGTCTCGTATTGCTCGGTGTCGGTGCCATCGAGGGTCAGCGAGTCAACGTGGAGCTCCTGCCGGTCGCCGCCCTCGGGGAGCTGCCTGGATTCCGTCCACTCCCAGGTGAGATAGACCACGGCTCACCTCGTCGCTGCCGGCACGAGCCGGGCGCGGACGTTGCGGATCTGGGCGTCGTTCGCGGCCCGGATCTCCTCGCGGACGACGCGCTGTGTTTCGGCCGGATCCCCGGCCTCATTCACGGTTATGACGTTGTTCGTCCGCGCGTCAATCCGAACCCCTCGTGCTGTCGCCATCATCTCGACGACCTCTCGTCTCCGACCAGCACCGGAGCGCAGCCAGTATGCGCGCGATGGTGCAGCCTCAGCCGGACCGTGGCGCCCGGGGCCGCGTGCTGCCTCGAGCTTTGCTTCTGCGATCCGGGGCGGACCGATTCGGCGTTTCGGCGATGGTCCACCAACTCCGCGCTCGGTCGCATATTCCGGGACCGGGCGCGCGATGCCCTCGAGAGACCTCGGGACCTCGGGGGGCTCGAGGCCGAACAGTTCCGCGAGCGATACACGGGTCTCGTAGATCGCCAGGTGCAGTCCGAGCCATGCGTCGCGCAGGCCCTGGATCATCTCCGCCGTTGCGCCGACGCCGAGGAGGTGGTCGATCATCTCCTGGAGAGCCGTATTTTGTCCGTCCAACGTATGCCGGATCTCGTTGAAGGTGAGGTACAGCACGGCCAGCGCCGCAGCCGCGAGCAGGAGCGGCCAGATCGACGCGGCCCACGCTACAGCAGCACGGACCGCGACGGCCGCAGCGACGATTCCGACGAGCTGGAGCCCGCGCATCACGAGATCAGCGAAGCCGGGGATCCGGCGCAGCTCGCCCGTGAACCGCGCGATCTTCGAGAGCACGGCCGTGAGGGTGGGCAGGAACGCGAGGGCGAACTGGGCCCGGAGCGTCTGGCTCGAGACCTGCCACTGGCGGAGGGCGCGGCCGAACTCCTGTGATCGCTCGATCATCTCGGGTGGGAGGCCGCCGCCGAGGGTGCGGAACTCCTCGCGGAGCCGGGCCAGTCCCTCGGGGCCGCGCGAGAACAGCGGGATCAGGTCGCGGCCCATCCGCCCGCCGAAGAGGCGCATCACCGTCGCCGCCCGCTCGGCGTGCGTCGGGAGCGCGGCGATGGATCCGGCCACGGCCTCGATCATGTCGCCGGTGGGGCGGAGCTCCCCGGCCGTGTCGAGCGCGCCGAGCCGGATCATCTCGGCCCGGGCCGCTCCGCCACGGCGCTGTGCCTCGACTGCTGACCTCGAGAGGTTCTGGAGCCCCCGGACGAGGTTCTGCCCCTGGACTCCCGACTGGAGTGCGGCGTAGGACCACTCCTGCCAGGCGTCCGTGGACATGTCAACGGCCCGCGCGGACCTGCCGACCGTGCGCGCCATATCGGCGGATCTCGTCACGAACTGGACGATGGATTTCGCAACGTAGCCGCCCATGACGACCCGCGAAAAATCGCCTAGCCGTTTCGCCAACGCATCGACGTTCTTTGCCCCGGCGAGCATTTGACGCGAGTCGAATTGCACGCCGAAGACGGCAAAGACCTCGCGCAACGCTGGCATCAGCGGTCCTCCGGGGCGAGGCTGTCGAGGAAATCGAGGGCGAGACCGAGACGCGCGACGACGGTGGCCGGGACGCGATGCGCGTCAGCGGGCGAGAGCGAGATCCGGGGGTCGGTCAGGCATCGGAGCATGGTCCAGTCCCGGGCGAGGCACTCGGGGACGGCGACGCCGGATCCGCGGCGAGGAGGCCGCCAATCGCCGCGATCACCGGCTCGAAAAAATCTCGGAACTGCACCTCCATCTCCGCGGCGCACCAGGGTAGGAAGTCTCCGGGGTAGCGGCCGAACCAGATCCGGGCGCGCTCGGTATCGAGTGATGCCATACGGCCGGGCCAGAACTCGACCTCGGTGAGCAGGGCGAGCCGCTCGATCAGTGGTCGGGCTTCGGGGCCGGTCATGCGCCCCAGCAGGCCGAGCAGCGCGTCGCCGATCGAGGCCCCGCTGATCTCGACGTCTGCCGAGCCCTCGGCCAGTTTCCGGATCGCACCGCTCGATGCCGGGTCCGAGAGCAGCGTGATGAGCGAGGGCCCGATCACGACCTTCGCTTCATTCATGCTGTCGAGCAGCGACCAGAACCCGAGGCGCTGGAGCGCGTACTTGCGCCCGTTGATCCGACGCTCGACCACGGGGAGGCAGAGGGTGTCCTCGTCACTCACTGGTCACCCCTCAGATCCCACCGATCGCGGGCATGTAGTCCGCGTCGCCGGTCAGGGTCCACTCGACGTCGGCTGCCTTGGATCCGATCTTCCGTTCTGGCCTCGACTTCACGCGCATCGCCGGGGCGCGGAGTTGCTCACCGTTCCTCCCCGTCGCGGTGAAGCTGAACGGGGTCCGGGTGTCGGCCAGCGCGGTCAGCGACCTGTCCGCGGTGGATCCGTAACGCAGGGTCAGCGTGATCTCATGGAGGCGTCCCGGCTTGTCATTGTACACGACCCCGCCGTCGCAGCACTGGACGGCCTCGACGTCGTCGTTCACCTTTTTGATCCCGATGGCGTCCGACTCGCCGAATCCCATGATCGGTATCCCGCCAGCGTTCACCGTCCAGTAGGAGATCGAGTGCTCGTATGCCATCGGATCACCTCATGATCACGCGGGGTTCAGATACCCCTCGAGGAGATACTGTTGTACCGCACCGTTGAGCCTGCAACCGAACCGCACGCCTCGGAAGATCCTGAGCGCCTTGTCGGCCGCGAGCTGCGACGAGGCTGGGGTGTAGCTGAAGCTGAAGTAGTCCACGCCCGTCGCTGGATCCTTCAGCGTCACCCCGCCCCAGCCTGCCGCGATCTCGAGAACCTTCACGATCGGTCCGCGAGCGAACTCGCCAGCCTCGTCGGTGTAGGGGACCTTGTATCCGCCGGCCACCCGCGTGGCCATGGCGTTGTAGAGCTCGGTCGGGATGTTGGCGGCCAACCAATCGAGCAGTATCCGGTCGTCGATCCACCGGAGCGCGGCGCACGTGCCCTTCACCGTCACGCCGGTCGATCCGAGCGTCGTGTACACGTTCCCGCGAGCCGCGAAGATGTTGTTCATCTGGGTCAACGACAGATCCCACGCCCGGGTTCCGGCCGGTGTGACACCCCGGAGGGCGCGCATCGCCGCGATCGTCTGGCCCGGGTTCGCGGTTGACATCTGCCCGGCGAGGGCGACGGCCGGATACTCGCTCATCGAATAGGGGGAGTACCACACCGAGGCCCGATCACGTGTCGCCGCCTGCGTCACGAGCATGATGTTTCCCGCAGTCCCCTCGCGGCAGGTCGAGTCCTGGGTCGAGATCATGGCTAGCTTGTAGTTCGGGGCCGTGCTCGCCGTCTGGGTGGCGAGCACAGTGTTCTCAGCGAGACTCGCGTTGTCGAGCATCGCGTAGTACCAGTCGTCGTCCTCGGCTCGGATCGCGGTGATGTCGGCGGCGAGGCCAGGATCCGCGGTGTTGTTCACGATGTCGAGATTCTTCAGATTCTTGAAGTAGAAGATCTGACCGGTCACCGCGCCCGCACCGGGGCGAACCGTGACGTCGTTGACGACGCCGGTGAAGACGAGCTCCGTGGATCCGCCGCCGCCGGTGCCGTGGTCGACGTTCATCAGCGCCGCCAGGGCCGTCGCCTCGGCCGGGATCCCGCCGCCCGCACACGTCCGGGTGTATGTGTGCTCAGATCCGTCGGGGGCGACCAGGGTTACCTCGATGGTCTGCCCGACGGTGTCCGTCAGGCAGGTCAGGTTCGTCCAGAACACGGGCGCGGATGCTCGTCGCCCGATCTTCCACGACGTCGGCGGATTCGGTTGAGCCTGGAGCGCCGCCGCCATGAGGTACGGCGGCTTGTAGACGCTGAAGCCGTCCGCAACCATCGCGGCCAGCGAGTTGTAGGTCAGGACCCGGCGACCGGGGGTGATCCCGTGGTACGCGATCAGCATCGGGGTCGAGACGTTCGGCGCCTGCTGGCCGGCCTCGGCCAGGTAGATGTTGAGGGCGACGAAATCCGAGACTCGCAGCGGTCCGCTCATGGCACCACCACCTCCCCGCCCATGATGTCGATCGGGGCGGCGCCGGGCGGCGTGGCGGTCCCCGTGATGCCCCAGTGTTCCGCGTAGCCGATCGCGGATCCGGCCTTGTCGGATGTGGACCAGAGCCGTATATCGAGCTGCGCGACCGAGAGCTCCCTGTCGTCCTGGAGGTCCGAGATGTCGTGGATCGGGGCGACGCTGTCCA